AGTAGACTTCACGAAAACCGTGAAGGGTGTTTAGACCAGGGCGCACGTTTCGACGATGGCGGCGGCTTGTGGTGGTCGGTTAAGACGTGCACGTGGCAACCGGTTAAGACGTGACCGGATCGGTTCGCCTCAACCGTGTGAGGTGGCGATCGAGGTCTAGGTGGGATGACCGGAAAGGGTAGGGTTGGTTCCTCTCCGGAGATGAATGTCCGGAACATACGCGCATCCGCGTAAACGGACCCCGTGGTCCGGTGGCCGGTGGTCGGTTCGAACCGACCGGTTCCGAACCTACCAGAACCCGAACCGGCTAGGTTCCGGTTCGGTTGGTGTCGGGTCGGAGGTCACAGAAACCGTGAGATCCGGAGGTGTGGGAAGCATCGTAACGTGTTGCGGTGCCTATGCTTACAGCATAGGGCCGGATGATCTCGACCCCCCCTAATCAACCTGGGGGGACGCGTTACTGTACAGCTCAACACACATCGCCTTGACGAAATCAGTAGAATCCGAAAATTTTCTACATCTCTAACAAGGGGCCACCATTGGACGCAGCAGAATTAACAAGTCTTGCTGAGAACATTCGCGGTAGAATCAAGTTTTACACTCACGGCAGTCCTGAGCGGATTTTGCTCGAGAGGTCACACAAAGCCATTTCGGAATGTGCAAAGGGTATCAATGCTGAACTGGTACATACCTGGCTTATGGACAACGGTGTAAACTTAACCGTTCGGCAAAGGCGAATACTGGGATTAGAGCCGGAAGCTACGAACACTTCAAAGTAGCTTAAAGCCTAGCTATGAAGCCATTTTTTGGAAAAGTTTGCATAGGCTTTGAACAGATCCAGAACAATAGTAATACAGTATATACAGTATTAACTACTTATGAGTGATTCTTGCTCGTTGTGGATCAAGTGCCAAGCCTGTGAGGATTGGTGGTGTAATCTTCACATGATGCACGTTTTTGAATGTCCGTGTCCCAGCATAGAAGACTTTGAAGAATTCAGCGTAAACCCTTATTGTGATAGAACAACCGACAGAAAGGTTCTTTTAGCGATTGTCGCCAGAGGGAGAGACTAATGCCATATCGGGTCATGGGGTCAAAGGTGCAGGTCCAGCGGTCGAGCGGCTGGGAAACAATCAAGACTCACGCTACCAGGGCCAAAGCCCTTCAGCATCTACGCAAGGTCAAAGCTGCTGTTAAGGGAACGAAGCACGGCCAGCGTAGTCGCAAAGGGTACACGCACAGGATCAAGCGTAAATGAGCATGGCCGCTGCTCTGAAAAAAATGAGAGCAGATCCAGCATTGTTTGTCAGGCAAGTTTTGGGTGCGGAGCCTGACGCTTGGCAGTTAGAGGTTATGGCGGCCGTCGCGGCTCGAGATCGCGGGATCAGTATTCGGTCAGGTCACGGTGTTGGTAAAACAAGTTGCCTGTCCTGGTTGGCCCTGTGGTTTATCTCAACTCACTATCATGCAAAGGTAGTTGTTACCGCGCCTACGTCCGCGCAGTTGCACGATGCACTTTTGCCTGAAACAAAAGCGTGGCTAAAACAAGCTCCGGAAGATTTTAGGGATCTTTTTAATGTTAAGTCAGACCGTATTGAGCTGGCGGCCGACCCAGAGCGTAATTTTATTTCTGCCAAAACAAGCCGCGCAGAACAGCCTGACGCATTGCAAGGTGTACACGCTGAACACGTTTTGCTGATATGCGACGAAGCCAGTGGTGTACCAGAACAGGTTTATGAATCTGCTGGTGGTTCAATGTCAGCACATCACGCAACGATGGTTTTAGCTGGGAACCCAATCCGTTCGTCTGGCTATTTCTATGATACGTTCAACAAGCTATCGGATCGCTGGACGACATTTCATATCTCTTGTGAAAAAACTGATCGGGTATCTGAGGAATACATTGAAGAATGTCGTATGCGGTATGGTGAAGATTCCAACACTTACCGCGTTCGCGTCCTGGGCGAGTTTCCGAAGGGTGACGATGACACAGTTATTCCTAACGAGTTAGTGGTTGAAGCAATCAGTAGAGATATTGAGCCGTCGTCGTTCGGTACGTCGGTGTGGGGCGTAGACGTTGCACGGTTTGGCGCAGATGCCTCAGCTCTCTGCAAAAGAAAGGGTAATGCGGTAACAGAACCTATTCGTTTGTGGCGCAACCTTGATACAATGCAACTGACAGGTGCGATTAAAGCTGAGTACGATTCGTCATCAGAAAAACCTGTAGAAATTTTTGTAGATGCTATCGGGTTAGGTGCCGGAGTTGCTGACCGCTTGCGAGAACTTGGGTTGCCCGCCTACGCAATCAATGTCAGCGAGAGTCCTGCTATGGGTAATCATTATTTAAATCTCCGGGCTGAGTTGTGGTACAAGGCAAAAGGATGGCTCGAGGGGCGCGATGTTCGCTTGCCTTCTGACAGCCGCCTAAAGTCTGAGCTGACCACAGTTCGATATAATTTTACTTCTGGCGGCAGAGTAAAGATTGAATCCAAGGCTGATTTAAAACGGCGAGGTGTGGCGTCTCCTGACGCCGCAGACGCTTTTGTGTTGACCTTCGCATCTGACGCTGGCACAGCTATGGGTAGACGGTCGGGTAGGCATATGGGTAGTATTAAGAGAAACCTTGCAGGGATCGTGTAAGGTTTATTATTTAATGTTATAGCTAAGGCTAGGGGTAACGCTGCTTTGCACACTGTCTGTGGTGGATATGGCAAGTCATGGTTACTTAAACTACCAAATTGTTCCTAATGGCGCGGACCTCGTTATTAAGTTTATCTACTGCGACCTCACTTAATAATTGAGCGGTGCCCTAGCCTATTAACGCAGGATTGCTTGTGGCCTACATAGACGAAGCAGAAACAGAAGCAGGGATTGGAATGACTGAAGATGACTTTCAGTCTGTTGTCAGTGCCTATATCGCCGATGCGATTCAGTACATTGACGATGACATTAGCCCTGTTCGCGCAGAATCTACTCGTTACTACAGGGGAGATCCTTTTGGTAATGAAGTAGAAGGCAGAAGTCAGGTTGTAAGTAGAGATGTGCGAGATTCCGTACAGGCCGTGCTTCCTTCTATGATGCGCGTGTTTTTTGGCTCAGAAAAAGCTGTAGAGTTTGTGCCACGCACTGAGAATGATGTTGCGATGGCAGAACAAGCCACAGATTACCTGAATTACATCTTGCACCAGGACAACGATGCCATAGCAATTTTTTACAGCGTGTTTAAAGATGCGCTGATGAACAAAGGTGGTTTTGTTAAGTGGTGGTGGGACGACAGCGTTGAAGTCCACACACACAGCTTTGAAGGTCTGGACGAAGGCTCACTTGGCTTGTTGCTCGAAGAAGATGGCGTAGAAGCTGTTTCTGTCGAATCTGTTCCGGCTCCCGGGATCACGGATGAGCAAATAGAGATGATGGAAGCTCAGGGAATGCCAATCCCTCAAATGTATGATGTTGAAATCAAGCGCCGTCGAAAAAAGAACCAAGTCCGAATTGAGACAATGCCGCCCGAAGAATTTTTTGTTGATGCGGCCGCCACAAGTTTGGATGACGCAATGGCTGTCGGCCATCGAACAATGGCAACTGTTTCTGATCTTGTTGCGCTCGGATACGACCGCGATATGCTGGAAGAACACTTGTCAGACGAATTTGCTTTTACCGACAGCGATGAATATCTCGCCCGCTACGCTGGTGCAGACATACCAGACCCAGTGTCTAGCTATGAACGCAGACGAGTGTTGTATGTAGAGGCTTGGTGCTACGTCGATTATGATGGTGACGGCATTGCAGAGCTAAGGCGTGTTTGTACCGTTGGGAACAACTACACGGTAGTAAACAACGAACCGGCCGACGCCATTCCCTTTGCTATGTTTAGCTGTGACCCAGAGCCTCATGTGTTCTTTGGTTCAGATATAGCGGATATGACAAAAGACATACAGCGCGTTAAAAGCGCCGTGTTGCGTGGTATGCTCGATTCTTTGTCTTTTGCGCTTTATCCACGAACGGGTGTCGTCGAGGGGATGGTAGATATTGACGATGTGCTGAACCCCGAGGTTGGTTCGATTATTCGAATGCGTCAGCCAGGAATGGTGCAACAGTTGAATGTGCCTTTCTTGGGAAAAGAAGCATTTCCTATGATGCAATATTTAGATGGAATGAAAGAATCTCGAACAGGTCAAACCGCAGCTTCACAAGGACTAGACCCCGACGTTCTTCAATCCACTACACGGGCTGGCGTCACAGCAACAATAAAAGGAGCAGAACAGCACCTAGAGCTTATGGCTCGATTGTTTGCTGATGGCTTCCAAAGAATGTTTAAGGGTATGCTTCGTCTTGTGATTACACATCAAGATCGAGAGCGGATGGTGCGGTTAAGAGATGAGTGGGTGCCAGTTGACCCTAGGGTGTGGGACTCAACAATGGATTGCAGTGTTAACGTAGGACTGGGTTCAGGTGCAACGGACGAGCGTTTAATGGTTCTTAATCAAGTGGCAGCTCGTCAACAGGAAGCAATGGAAAAACTTGGACCAAACAATCCGCTAGTTGGCCTGGGCCAGATCCGGAACACGTTGGCAAAAATGCTCGAAATCAGTGGGTATCCAGATTCTACACAGTTTTTCAAGCCAATACCGCTAAACTATCAACCACCCCCGCCGCCACCGCCTAAGCCTTCACCAGAAGAATTGCTGGCACAGGCGCAGATGGCTGATATTCAGGCTCGTACTGCAATCGACCAGCAAAAGCTCCAGCTCGATGCTATAAAACAGCAACAACTTGATGAACGCGAAAGCGCACGAATTGCTGGCGACTTGGCAATCCGTGAATTCCAAGCGGAAGAAAAGTTCCAAAATGATGTAGATATGGAAGTCCTAAAAGCCAGTCTCAAGCAGGGTTTGTAATGCGAAAACCTGACAACGCACAACAACCGTTAACAAAACGGCAAACAGAAGCTTTGGCTCGCCACAAACGACATCATTCTAAAATGCACATAAGTGTAATGAAACAATTAATGAGAAAGGGCGTTTCATTCACAGACGCTCATAATGCTGCCATGAATCGAGTAGGTATGTAATGGGCCGCTACTAATGGAATTAACCTTAGAGCAAAAAGCTCGCAGGGTTAAGGAAATTCTCGACGACCCTGTGTTCAATGAAGCTGTCCGCAAGGTGCATGAATCTATTGATGCGCGGTGGAGAATGACGCAAGAAGAAGAAACGCAAGTGCGAGAGAATCTGTATTTCCAAAAAACTGCACTTGACGAGATAGAGCGCAGCTTGCGATCATTGGGTGATAGCTGGACGATATTAAATGGTCGCACCATGAAAAAAGGAAAAAATAAATGAGCGAAGCTGGCACAGCAGAACGAACTGCTAGACGCTCGTATAGCGAAGTGCAAGACGCCTTTGCTACTATGCTTGTCGGTAACGAAGAACAACCGGAGGTAATGGACTCCCAAGAGGAACAACCGGACCCGGACTCTTTCGAGGAAAAGCAGGAGTTGGAGGCTGAGTTTACCGATGACTCAGTAACAGACGAAGAATTCGATGAAGAATCCGATGATGAACAATCTGAAAGTGGCGAAACATTTACTGTCCAGGTTGATGGAGAGGAAATAACTGTACCGCTAGACGAACTCATTAGCGGATATCAACGTCAGTCTTCGTTTTCAAAGAAGTCTCAAGAGTTGGCTGAACAGCGTGAGGCGTTTCACGCGGAACAGGAAACTCTTAGGCAGACGTACCATCAGTATAACGAGGTACTAAGCCAACTTCAGCAACAAATGGAAGCAGCAATGCAACCGGCTAATTTGGATTGGGATGCGCTTGAAAAGCAAGACCCAGTGCAATGGTTGAAATTGAAAGAACTAGAACGGCAACGCGCTAGTGAAATTCAAGCTGTAATGGCTGAACGGCAAAGAATGCAAGCAGTAATGCAACAAGAACAATCTCAAAAGTTGCAAGAGCATTTGGCAGTTCAGAAAAGTTTGATGCTGGAAAAAATCCCTGAGTGGGCTGACAGTGATGTTCAAGCCGAAGAACAACGGAAGTTGGTGGAGTTTGGTAAACAGGTTGGGTTTTCTGACCAGGAGCTGGACACGCTATACGACCATAGGGCGTTAATTGTATTGCGTGACGCAATGCGGTATAACGAACTGACTAACGGTGAAAAGATCACAGAAGCCAAAAGTAAAATCGGTAGCGCAAAAGGCGGCAGTAAAAAAACCGCTCGCCAAACGCGCTCCCGCAAGCAAAAGGCTCAAAGGCAAAAGCTGCGGAAAACTGGTAAGATTGAAGACGCGGCTTCGTTAATGGGTCAAATTCTTGCGGACTAACCTCGAGACAATAGAATCATGGCAGTTGTAACAAACACTTTTCTCACCTACGATGCCAAGGGCATCCGTGAGGATCTGAGCGATCTGATCGCGGACATTAGTCCGACTCAGACTCCGTTTCAGAGCAACATTGGAACGCGAGATGCGTCCAACACTTATTTTGAGTGGCAGACAGACTCGCTTGCGACGGCTTCAGCAACGCCCGTCGTAGAAGGTCAGGATCTC